CTTGAAGAAGTTTCCGATCCTGAAGTGGTTCTGAACTTCTTACTGAAGCAAACGTTCTGGGGAACGCGGCTTCGGAAAAAGTCTTATGCTAGCAAGTACAAAGACTTTCATCAGGTCATGATCATTAGATTGAAACATTTCCTGCGAGGACTTCCCGACCCTTTATGGACTAACGAGGAAGTCTTATCGTACTATGGGCCCAGCTGGAGTCCAAGAGATACGAAGAGCCGCACTTCAAGACTTTTGGAATGTCTGAAGACGGTTGACGGGGTATTTACACAGAGATTTCTGGCGTACCCTGAAGAGGTGTGGGACTGGAACAAGTTCGACAAGTACACCTTACAGAACCTCTCGTTATTAATTAGCGATGAGTTTCTGGACGGGGAGATACTGATAGATGTTAGTAAATCCACGTTCTCCTACTCGGTCTTAAAAGACGCGAGGAAGAGCTTTAAGTCTTTTGCAAATCGCAAAAGGCTTAAGGAGATCCCCATGCAAGAGGGGTCTCACATTTTGACCACCTGGTACCCCTTGTGGGACATGTGCTCAAAGCGCAAAGATATCCTCTATAGTGAAACTATAGGAATTCTTTGCCAGACCCGTGGGGCGGGAACTCCGCCTCCCCCGGTCTCGCTCCGATCAAAATTAAAGTTTTTGATAGGAGTGCAAGAGCCTCACCCTAAGTTGAGCTTAGAGGAAGAGACTCTTTTATCTGTAGTAATCCATGATGTAATCAATGGAATTCCTGCAGAATCGTTTACAGGATTGACCACCAAGGCCAGAATCTCTGTAACGTCTACCGCTTGTTGGGAAAAGACCCAAAAAGAAGGTGGAACTATTGCTGAAATACAATTAATTGTAAATGAAGCAAAGTTAGGTCGCAAGGCGAAAATATTCGACTTGGAGACTGGAGATATCCAGGAGCTCAAAAGTATTGAGCAACTGGAAATCGGCGAATACGTCTTCTGGAGATGCCTAGAAGAAGTATTGTCAACAGCTGAGGAAGACTTGCGAAAAGTCTTCCTTAGCGTAGTCCCTGAACCGGCGAAAGCTCGCTCGGTAACAAAGGGAAAAGCTTGTTTAAAAATCGTGCTAGACGTTATAAACAAGATAACTGCTTGGCCCTTAACAAAAGTTAAAAGCAGTAGTTCAGGCATGTCTCGAGCGAGTCACGCCTGGAATCTCTTCTTAGACTTAATGTCAAAAGAAGAGTCAGAAGTCATGTTTTCCGAACTTCGGAGACAGGAATCTGGAACATACGAAGGAAAAGAAATCCGCGTATATTGGAAGGACGTCTGGTTTTCTTCAACAGATTACCAGGAGGCCACCGATCACTTCAATCCCAAGATTGCAAGAATGATCGGACTGGCGTGGATGCGCAAGTGCGGCATACCACGTCTGTTACGGGCTATAGTAGATAGGACCTGCTATAGGGACCGTTTAGTTTTCTTTAACAGCTCAGGCTATATGAAAACGATTGGCCATGCAACGGAAAAACCTAACATTAGGTGCGTTGTCATGCGTAAGGGGATACTCATGGGTGATCCACTTACAAAGAACGTTTTACATGTCTTAAACATGTGCGTTCGAAGAGCTCCGGATATACTGTGTAATCCGAATACTCTTAATAAGTACTTCTTTGGAAGAGGTAACTTATCAGAGGTCTTTACTAACTTAGTTACTAAGAGACCCCTACGGGGCTCCCCTCCAAGGGAGAGTCCCGGTACGTCACCGAGCCAGAGCTCGTCGGCGTAATAACCCTATTGTCTCCATCAAGGAGAAATCAATA